GGAGCATAGCGAGGTGTTGTGGCGCGTGTTGGAGTCGGCTGGTTTGTCGCAGACGGCTGATGCGCTGTCGAAGTTGCGGGAGATTGGGGTGCCGTCTCGTGGTTTGTGGGAGATGGTGCCTGGTGTGTCGCCGGTTCAGTTGGATCGGTGGGATGAGTTGGCGACGTCGGAGCGGTTGGGTTCTGATTTTGGTGCGGCTGTTCAGGGGTTTAGTGCGATGGGCGCGCAGGGTGTTCTGGATGAGCCTGTGACGGCCTCGGATGTCGGGCCTGTGTCTTTGGCTGGCGGTGACGTGTAGTGCCCGCAAATCCGCGTGTGGAGGTCTTGTTGAAGGCGTTTGAGGCCTCGCTTGGCCGGTTGAGTTTGGGGACGGTGCAGGACGTGTCCCGCTGGTGGGAGCAGGTGGACAAGGGTGGTGATGTTGCGGCCCGGTTCGGTGAGCTGCTTGTGGAGCCGTGGGATCGTGGCGCTGCGCTTGGGGTGGCGTTCTACAGGTTGTTGAGGGCGTTGCAGACTGGGCGTACGGTCCCGTCCCCTATTCGTGGGCATGCGCAGGGCGGCGAGGTGTCGTTGGGTGAGTTGGTGCGCGAGTTTAACGAGGCGGCCGGGGTGAACGCCTTGTCTGCCTCGTCGTTGTCTGGCGTGCGGGTGCAGGTGGACAGGCAGGCGACGCCGGACCTGCGGGTGTTGCGTGATGCGGATGTGAGGGCGGCGCAGGCGTTGTTGCGTGCCCGGCTGGAAGCTGGCGAGGTGTCGTCTGGCGTGGCGGCTGGTGTTGGTCAGCAGGCGGCGGCTGGTGGCGTCCGGTCGGTGGTGCGCGATATGGGTGATCGTGATCCAGCTCGGCAGGCGTGGATCAGGGTGTCCGGGACTGGGACGCCGTGCGCGTTTTGCGCGATGTTGCTATCGCGCGGCGCGAAGTACACGGGCAAGCATGAGGCGTTGCGGCATGACATTGAGCATGCCGATGGGACGCACGGCTATCACCCGAATTGTCATTGTTACGCTCTGCCCCTGTTTGCGGGGTCGAGCATTGAGGGTTCTCGTTTCGCGGTGAATCGGGAGATGGAGAACCTGTGGAAGCATGACTTCAAGGGCAAGGGCTTGGGGGGCAAGTCCGGCTGGCGAAGTTACTACTACCGGAAGTTTGGCCGGTAGGCGTGTTGGTGGAAGCCCTGGCGGCTTCAAAGGTGTCCCGCGTTTCGTCCTGGTGGCGTTCGCGGGCTTCGTTTTTGGGAGTGTGTGATGTCGGACGAGAAGAATGTGGCTGATGAGAATGTGGCGGATGCTGGTGGTGCGCCGGGCGCGCAGGGCCAGGATGATGCGGTTGAATCGGCGCAGTCTGGACAGGTGGAAGGCGACAAGGGTGAGGGCCAGGATGGTGGCGCTCGCAAGGTTGACGACCTGCCTGAGTGGGCGCAACGAGAGTTGAAGGGTGCGCGCGATGAGGCGGCTAGGTATCGAACGCAGTTGCGTGACGTGCAGGAGTCAATGAAGGGCCTTAAGACGGTTGACGAGTTTGAGGCCGCCCTGTCGGCGGCTGATGAGAAGACTCGTCAGGTTGAGGCTGAGCTTGAGCGTGTGCGCGCGCGTCAGCAGGTGCGTGACGAGTTCCCGGGCCTGCCCGCTAAGGCCTTTGAGTTTGTCCGGGATGGCACGGTTGAGGAGATGCGTGCGGCGTGTGAGGAGTTGACGTCCCTGGTGGGCGCGGCCTCGGGTGCGGCTGGTCTACCTCGCAAGGGAGGGGGATTGGCCCCCGCCGAGGAGACGGAAGGCGAGTTTAACGCGCGCGAGTTCGTGCGTGGTCTTCCGCGACGTTGACTTTTTGAGAAGGAGTGGATATGGTGAATAGTCTTAACCATACGAAGATCAAGCCCGAAAAGCTGGCGGCTACGGCTGCTGAGCTGATGGAACGTGAGCTTGTGGTTCCCAAGCTCTTTGCTCGTAAGGGCATTGAGGAGTTCAAGGGTGCGAAGGATGACACGATTAACGTTCGTGTTCCTGGTATTCTTCCGGCGCGCGATTACGAGTGGCGTAATAACCGTGCTCAGCCGCTGTTGTTCGATGAGTATCGTGAGCGTAAGCTTGCGGTGCGTTTCGGCGGTAATGCGTATTCTGCGACGATGCTCACCGACGAGCAGCGCGAGATGGACTTTATGGGTTGGACGCAGGATATCCTGCCTGCCCAGTCGCGTGCGGTTGCGCGTAAGTTGGAATATGGTGCCATTAAGGCTTTGAAGGATGGCAAGTATTCGGTGACTATCGCTGCGGAAGGTAGGGCGCGCAGCCTACAGGGGAACGTCCTCAATGCCATTATTGAGGCGCGTCATGCCCTCAATCGCATGGGTGCATCGAAGGTGAAGCGTACTCTTATCATTGGCTCCGATTGGGATACGATTTTGCAGGATAACCTGGTGATTCAGGCGTCGGCTGTTGGCGATAAGTATGGAGAGTCGGCTTTCGCTGATGCGCTGATTGGCAGGATCAAGGGCTTCGATATCGTGGTGTCGGAGGATATTGCACCGGATGAGGCTTACGCTTTGACGGGCGATTCGTTCGTGTTCCTGAACGCGGCTCCCGGTGTTCCTGATTCGGCTGTGGCGGGTGCGTCGATGCTGTCTCAGGATGGCATCGCAATGCGTTGGCTGCGCGACTACGACCCGCAGTATCAGGTGGAACGCTCCACCGTTAACACGTGGTACGGGTACCAGCAGGTGTTGGACCCGGTTATTTATGTGAATGACCAGGGGCAGGAAGTTGTCTCCGATGATGAATACAATATTCGCTCGGTGAAGCTTACGCTGGGGCCGATTACGGACACTAAGTACTTCCCGGAGGGTTCGGATAAGGCGAAGGTTGCTAAGGGCCTTGGTCTTACGAAGACGCCCCCCGGCGTTGCTTACGCTCCCGCTGCTGAGGGCTGACGCTTGGAGTGGCGCGCGGGGGTGAGGTTGTGAGCCTTGCCCCCGCTTGCGTGAAGGGGGTGTTTTCGTGAGTGAAACTGAGGAAGTTACCCCGCCCGTGTCGGAAGCGGAAGCGGTTCGGCGTAGGGAGATGCTGATTAGCGTCGATGAGCTTGAGGCTCGTCTCAAGTATGCGTTGTCGCCGGACGAGAAGGATACGGCGGCGGCGGTGATTTGGGATGCGTCGAACTTGGCAAGGTTGCATGGCAGGCCGTCGTGGATGTCTGACGCCGTGCCCCCGGTCGTGAAGACAATCGTGCGCAACGCTTGCGTCCGGTACATGGACTTGTCTGAGTCCGTGGTCCAGTCGAGGGCTGGTGACGAGACTGAGGCGTACACGGACCTCGCGCTACGCACTGGCACGGTGTTCTATACGCCGGACGAGGTGCGGACGTTGCGTCAGGCGGCAGGCCTGGACTCGACGTTGAGCGTGGTTCACACGTTCGTCCACTCCCCCACTGCCCCGACGTCGAGAGACGTTGATCGCGGTTGGCATCGCTGCGACTGGTGGGCGCCGGGTGCCCGCTTCAAGTGGAGTGAGGGGGCGCTGTAGTGGCAGTTGGTAGGCATAGGGGCCTTACGGGGGTCCTGTATGGGCGTAAACGGGCGAGGGATGCGCGGGGGAACCTGGTGACTGTCCCGGACTTGGAGCGCCCGTATAGGTGTCGCATGTCGATGAAGCAGATTCGCGCTAATCGTGGCGCGGCGAAGGGCCAGTTGACGAATGAGGTCGCGTTGATTCTCGTGGAGCCTCGCACGGTTGACGGCACGGAGCTGACGGATGTCGGTGCGTGGACGTTGATCGAGTTCGACGGGAAGCAGTGGGATGCTGCTGCTCCCCCGGCGTTGAAGCGTGGCACGAGGCGCACGACTCATTGGGAGTTCGAGTGCAGGCCGCGCCCGCCGTCGAATCTGGCTGGGATTGGTGGTGTTGTCGATGGTAACCATGCTGGTGACTAAGGAGCGGTTGAACAAGATCGTGTCGCACATGCCGCAAGTTCGGCGTGAGGTGACAGGACAGACGAACAAGCGCGCGGCGGTGGCTAAGGCTAAGCTCGCCGCCCACCGTTACCAGGGGCACGCGACAATTGAATCCTACGTGGCTTTGGTGGATGGGTACATTGTCCTGTCTGATGAGGCCGGGTACAAGGCGGCGGCGGCTATCGAATATGGGCGTCGCGGCGAGGTGAGGTCTAAGCCCGTTTTT